ATCATTTGCTTATCCATTCTTGTTCGTGTTGGTTATATGTCCACATGACTACGCATATAATGTTGCGGTGCAATAATGTCAAGATTATTTAATACTATTAAAATAATCAATACATTCAGCTATAGTTTGCTGTCTAATATATTCATCTCTTATTTCTTGTGATGTTGGTTTTGGATATATGCTTTCCCACCTATCTATAATAAATTCCCCAGCAGAAGTTAAATCATAACTAGCATTTGGTGCTAAGGATTTCATTACTGTATTAATACCCCAAGCAAAACCACTCTCGTTACTAAATTGCTCTATTAGTTTTTTAACAGATAGTTTTCGTACGATCATAATATAAGCTCAGTTAAGTTTTTATTATTACCAATAGTTCCTTTTATAAAGACATTAAAAGCTAAACTAATTCTAGTATTAGTTCCTTCTTTTGTTTCTACCATATGAGTTAAAGAAGATGGGAACATAATAATATCTCCAGTCTTAACAGGAAACCACCAAGATTCTGAGTTCCAAATATTCCAATCTTTTGTTTCTGGTTTAATTGTTTTATAATTTTCATTAAAGAATTTAATCTTGTCAAATTTTTCATCACAATTAATATAAAATACTCCTGACACTAATGAATTGGTATGTGAGTGCTTGTGATGATATTGATTTGTTTCTGTATAGTTTAGCCAAGATTGTGTAATATATGGTGTTATGTTATTAGATGGCGAAATAACTTTATTAAAGTAATCCTGTACTCTTAAATCTAAATCTTTTTTTAAATCTTTAAATTCTTTTTTATTTAAAATGTAATTATCACTTGATGTTATATTACCTTCGTTTTTACAAACATCTAATTTAGTTTTATTAATAAAAGTAAGTTCTTTATTTACAAGTTCTCTATTTAATTTAGAAATATAAATAGGTGTTGGAAATATACTATTAATTGTTGCTTCCACTTTCCCTCCGTTTGTTTTATCTTGTTTCAATCTCCCAATTTATAATAGATTCATTCCAAGAATAATATTGATTATCTTCTAATTCTGTTGTTGGCATAGCTACGGGTGCTTCCCATAGACAAGTTGTTTCGTTAAATACCCAACTATTAAAAGGTTTCTTAGGAATAAATGCATCTCTATCTTCATCATAAGTCATACCAATACTAGCATAATTTTTTCTTAAAGGTGTTCCACCATTATTATGAACTCCACCATGTGTATTATAAGATGTTTGTTTCCAAATAGCCCAACCCGTTAATTTAGTTAAAAAGTCTATTCCATTAATTTCTTGTTCTATTCCGTTAGAGTCATGTAAAACTTCATTCATTACTGAATAAACTCCAATTACTTTTCCATTTAATCCTATTTTTGCAAAATTTGCCATTATGCTGTGTAACTCCCTGAACCTGTGAATTTAATTATTGTGTTTGAACCTGATGTTGTAACTGTAGGCGAACCTGTAGTTGTACCAGAATATTTTGCAGTTGGTACACTTAAAATACAAACTCCAGAACCACCATTTCCACCATTAGATCCAGCATAACCAATTCCACCGCCTCCTCCACCAGTATTAGCTGTTCCATTAGTAGGAAGTGAATTTGGAGCATAAGTTCCACCATTTCCACCACCACCAGTACCACCAGTGGGTGCACTTGGTCTGCCACCAGAACCTCCTCCACCTGCATAAGTTACTGAAGAACCTGTGATTGAAGAAGCTGTACCATTTCCTCCAGGAGCACCATAAGGTGGATCTACACTTGTAGCACTACCACCCACAGCACCAGCACCTCCTCCTCCCATTGTTTGACCTGTTGCACCACCATTATTTCCTTGACTTGGAGATGTACTTGGAGTGTTACCACTACCTGGAGAACCAGGTTCAAATCCACCTCCTCCTGAACCACCATTTTTTCCATTAGTATCACCTTGTCCACCTCCACCTCCGCCTCCAGCAGAAGTGTAAGAAATTCCTGTTCCTGAAATTGAACTACCTGTACCAGAATCTCCAGAATTTGGAGTTGAACCTGAACCACCACTTCCAATAGTAACCGTATATACTGCACCTATTGTTAATGTTTCTGAACTAAAAGATCTAAAACCACCAGCACCACCACCGCCACCGTAGTAACCAGCACCACCGCCTCCACCACCATCTGCTATTAATAAAATATCTGCTAAATAAGTATTTGGTTCTAAAGCATCTGTTCCTTCGTTAATTCCTGATGTCGCAATCCAACCCTGTGTGCTATCTATGTAGGTAAGTATTACTCCTTCTCTCTCTCCAGTTAATAATACATTATCTGTTTCACCTTCTATGTCTTCTCCATTACCAGCTATTGTTAAAGCATTGGTATCAAAAGTACCTGCATAGTCTACAACTTGAACTTGATCTCCTGTTGTTGGTGTTGCAGGTAAGGTAACTGTAAATCCTGCTGAAGTAGTATTGCAAGGATAAGCATTACCCGCACTTGCTGTAAAACCTGTTGTTTGGACTGATTGCCAAGATAATCCACCACCTGATGCGTCAGCAAAAGATAAATTACCAGAGCCATCTGTTTTTAAAACTTGATCTGCTGTTCCGTCAGCATTAGGAAATTTAATTCCATCTAATACTAAATTACCAGAACCTTTAGGAGTTAATTTTAAATCTATATTTGTATCATCTCCAGTAGCAGATATTTCTGGTGCATTAGTAGTGTCAGCATTAGCAATTGTAATTTCATTTACTGCACTAGCTGTTTCTAAAAATTTAATAAGTTCTAATGTACCATCTCCAATGGCTTGACCATTAACATCTAACATTCCACCTAATTGAGGAGTAGTATCTCCTAATAGGTCAGTAGCTGAATCTGAAAAATTAATTGTGTTTGCAGAATAATCAACTGTTGCAAAAGTTATATCATCAGTTCCATCAAAAAATTTTATAGTAGGGTTAGTTGCGTTAGTTGTATCTAGCCACATTGTTCCAGCAACAGCAGAAGCTGGTCTTGATGTTCCTGATTGCATTGAATTTATTGCTGATAAAGCATTGTTTAAATCTGTTCTAAAAGAAGGGAATGATTGATTTTCTATTGTTAAATCTGATTGAGCCATAATTCTATCTAATAACCTTTTGTTATATAGTCAAATGTTTTAGATATTCCTGTATTAGAACTGTCTTTAAAAGCAATATCAAAACCACTTGTTGTCTTGTTTGTTAATAAGTAATAATCGCCAGTTGATAATCCTTGAGCAGTTATACCTACTGCGTAACTACTAGAATAATATGGATTTGTAAAGACAATAGAATATGTGCCTGTTCCTGAAGTTATATCATTACCACTAAATATTCTATCAGGCATATCTACTGTAACTGATAAAGCTGAAACAACTGGTGTAGAAGATAAATCTCTTGAAATTAACACCATTCTAAATTTAAGATACCTAGCATTATAATCACCAACAACAAAATTTCTAAATGCTGTGTAAGTTACATTATCTGTTGAAGTGGCTATTTCTAAATGTGCTTCACAATTTGACGGTGTATCTCCATCAAAGTTAGATTTTTGATCATCAAATAATCCTGTTCTATTATCAAATAAGTCATCAATGTTATCTGCTGTTTGTGTAATAGAAGCTGTAACTCTTGATTTATAAATAGCACCTAAATCTACAACATTAGAAAAATCATAAGTTCCATTAGAATATAAATCTGATGCTGTTAAACCTGAATCAAATAAATCAGTTCCATCATCAAATAATCCTGTAGCACTATCAAATAGTTCTGAAGAATTTAATCGTAAAGCATCATTGTCATCAACATAAACATTGGTTTTTACACCTGAAAAAGTTGGAGATTCTGTTTGGGTCGCAACAGCATTATAGTCAGAAACAATCGTATTAGATATAATGGATTCATTAGAACTAAAGTTTCCTAATTTATCTACTGCTTTAATTAAGTATGATCCTGTTCTTGCTGGAACTGTTACTGAGGTAGCTGGTCTTGCAATCTTATTAACTAAAGAAACTGAGTTTTGCCATTCTGCACCACTTGTTAATGTTGAATAACGGATTTGATAATAAGCTAAGTCTAAATCTGCAACTGCTGACCAAGATAAATGAGCATCACTATTAATTACGTTACAAGCAAAATCTTCAACATCTGCTGGTGGTAAAATCGCACCTACAATAGTTCTAGTTGCAGTTACGTAAGTAGAAGAAGCACCAAGAGTATTAATAGCTTTAACTCTAACGTCATAAGTTTCTTGATCTATCACGTTTAACACACGTTGATTTAATCCTGTACCTTGACCATGTATTTGATAGTTGGCGTCAGAAGATTTTTTATATTCAACTTGATAATAGTCCACAAAATTATCAGGACTTGCACCAATCGCTATATCTAATGCAACAATAACTGTTCCGTCATTATAAGCTATTAACTGATCTGATAAAGTTACTGATGCTGGTGGTTGAACACTAAATGGATTAGGTAAATTGGTATCTGCGATTGTAGGTGCTTGTGCTTTAGATGTCCAAGTATAGAAGTTATCTTGGTGTTCATAGAGTTGCACATCAACAGTTAAGTCTTCATTGATCGTCATTCCTAAAACTCTAAATGGTTTATTATTAAATCCACCTGTTGGATAATAAATCTGAACAATATCTCCTATTGCTAAATCTAAAAATTCAGAAGTTAATCTTAATTGAACTTGTAATTGGTTTCTTGATCTTCGTAAAATAATCTCACATAAGTCTTCTGCTTGGTAAGGACTTGTTACATTAGGAAAATCAAAATTACCTTCAAGCAAAGTATCATTGTCTAATGCTTTCATAGTTGCGTGTTGATCAGCTAAAGGTAAGCTAGAATCATCTGCTGGTGGAAATGATATTGTATCTTGTTGCCAATTTTTATCAGGATTAACAAATGTTCCTATGACACGATTGTATTTATTGTTTTTACGTTCTCCTAAAACTTTAGCACCACCAACAACATGATCTGCTGTAATTGTTTTAACTGCTGTTCCTGTGCTTTCAATTTTAAGTTTGTATGTTCCTTGAGTATAAGTAAATAATGCTCTCATAGGATTAAGCAACTTCTTAACATTGTCTATAATCTTTTGAGAAGAATCTAATACTGCATTAGTATCAAAAACATTTATATCTGATCCACCTGAATAAGGTGTTACTTGTGTTTCACATTCGTCAGCAGAATCTTGAAATGATTGAAAGTTTGCTTCAAAAGCAGAATTGGGTAGTCCTTTACCATATCGTTCACTTCTTAAATAATCTAATAAACATAAAGCTGGATTGCTTGAATAAGCAGTAGTTGTAGTTCTAGGATCATATACCTTTTTACCTTTTAACGTAACTTTGACTTGAGGTATTTGTCCAAAAATATCTTGATTCCATTTAAAACGTAAAGCAAGATAAGCAACACCTCTTAATCTATGATTAGCACCCCAGTTTGTAGAAGTTGATAATACACTTGAACTAACTTGATTATCTAAACCAAAAAAAGGTTGTACTTGAATATGTGATGTAGAATCTTTGTAAAAATTACTATCTCCGCTTCCTACTTCTGTAACTGTACCATGAGATAAAGCACTAGCCCATGTTACTAGCTTATCATCAATATAAATTTCATCTATTGCTTCAATCTCTCCCTCGCAAAGAACACCAGCCATATAAAGATAGTTATTATCTGTTCCTGAGGTTTCTAAAAATACTCTAGTGATACCTACTTGTCTTCTTCCATACACAATAGGAATTTGTGCATTGTTAGATGATTTATTTACTAATACACCTTTTTCTGTTTCTGCATTAACATCAAAATCAGGAACTTCAGGCATTGGTATTAACCAACTGATAAAGCTACTTACGACATTTACTACTGCTTCAACTACACCACCCATTATACGTGAAACTCCCTTTTGTGTTTTTTGCCAACTCTATAAATATTTGAGTTAGTGCGTAACCAGTTTATGGATTGATCTATATTCATTTTCTTTTTAAAATAATTATAAATATCTCTCATCATCTTAAACGTATTCTTGATAGAAACTATTTCTATTAACCAAAGATTGTTTCCTGATTTCCATTCTGTTGCCATGATCTTGCCTGACTTTTTAAATCTTTGTTCTGTTAAATTATGTATGTAAGCCCAATTAACAAAACCTACTAATTTATCACCATCATAAAACTTTTTACATTGTCCTAAACTAATAGATGGCATTAGATACAATCTTAATTGATTGTCATTCATAGAATCATATCTTTTAAAGTTTCTAAATAGTTCTACAATATCTTGCATTATGCTCTACCCCATTTAATGTCTTGAACTGTTTGTGAAGCATAATCAAAACCTACATCTCCAGCAAAATATAATTGTTGTGAATTAGTATTTGTTTTTCTTCCTTTGACTTTATCAAAATCTGCCCAATGTGATGTAGCTACAACTTTAACGTCAGAACTTTGTAGAGTTTCATCTATGCTAAAAGATTCTATTCTACCTTTAAATAAAAGAAATGGATCAGCAATTAAACTTTGAGTGCTATTAAGAAAACCTTTATATACTTCTACATCTCTATCCATGTATTCGTTGCTTAAAAATAAAGATATAATAGTTTGATCTGCACCAGTAAATTCTAAAGCAATATTTGTTATTTCTACTTCTGATGATTCACTAACTTCAGATACTTTAAGAAATAAAGATGAAGCTGAATAAGTATTAGAATCGTAAATTAAGTCTTTATAATGATCTGTAAATCTTAGTCCTGTGCTTACATTAAGATAAACTAAAGTTACTGGATTGAGTTTGTCAGTAGCTAGTTCATTATTAACTGCCGTAGTTAATCCTCTAGCCATTACAATACCTCTACTAAATCAATTTCGTAATTAAAATATTCTTGCGTTCCAATATTAAATTCTTGAATATCATTTGTTAATGAAACAGTAAAATCAACATTATCATAAATAAGAATAGTATTATCTGTAACAGCACTTCTTAAAGGTGGTTCAAATGTTAATGTACCTTCACCTGATCCATCTGAATCTAAATCTTCAACTGCCATATAAACTTTTTCTTGTCCTGTGAATCTAAAATAATCTCCAGCTTTTAATATTCCATTCGTTGATGTTGTCATGCCATCTACTGTGCAAGTTGTTGCACCAGCAGATACAGAAGCATTAGTAGATATAACTGTATTAGCAACACCTAAAGCATTTTTAACTGTTGGTGGTACTACTGTAAAATTTTCTAATTGTGATCTTTGTTTCATCACAAATGCTTGAATAGGTGCAAACTCTGCTCTAGTCATATTAGGGAATTGTAATGTGATAGCAAATCTTTGTCCGTCAATTTGTCTAGCTTGTTTTCTACCTGATGTAGTTATAGACACAATCGTTGTTTGTTGTGATCTTATTATTGCGTTTCTAGGTGCTGGTGATGTAGGAAATTGTCCACTCATATTATACTAACGCTGGTTTGCCTTTTTGGTTTAAAGCTGAATTAATTATATTAGTGATTGTTGCTCTATTATCAATCAATAATTCTTTGACACCCTTAACATCAGTTGCGTTAATATTAAATGTAATATTAGCACCACCCATAGTTTTTAAATTCTCATTAGATACAATTTGTCCATCAGTAGATGGTATAAACAATTCTCTACCACGTTCTCCAACCATATAAGCATTAGTAGCTGATGTTTGACCACCATTTGCTCTATATCCTTGTACTCTACCACCCTCTGCTCTACCTGATACTCTACCACCTTCTGCAAAACCACCCATAAACATAAGTATTGCTTTAAGTGCAACTTGTTTTCCAAGTTCTTTTGTTTGTTGTTTCATTGTATTTAGTTTTTGTTTTTCTAAATCAATTTCTTTTTTAATCTCAATTCCAAATAGTTTTTCTAAAGCATATAAAAATATTTTTTGTAATACAAAACTAATTAAAGCAGATAAAGCATTGACAATAGCATTTTGAACAAATTGTTTGAAAGCATTACCTAAGTCTTTTCCTAGTATGATTGCTTCTGCTAATGATTTTGAAATAGCATCTATAGAAGCATAAACTCCTTTTGCTAAAGTTTCTCCTATATTTAGCCATGCTTCATCTAGTTTTGTCATTTGATCTTCGTTAATTTTTCTAACAGTATCTTCAAATTGTTTAATAGCAGAATTGGCTTCTAGGATTGTTTTAACATCTATTGCACCACCTTCTTTATCATCAGGAATACCAAAACCAGTTGGTTTTGCTTTAGGCATAATTAGCTTATCAATACCTGTAGAACCTTTTGTTGTTTCATAACCTACTGCTGGTATTTCTGAATTTAATGCTTCCCACGCATCTTTTAAATCATTAACTTCATCTTTTTGTTTGCCTAATTCACTTGTTATTAAAGCAATACCACCAGCAACTAATGTAGCTGTTGCAATTAGTGGGTTAAGCATCATAACTGATGTTAGTGTTCTTACTATTGGGATTAATCCTTTTATTGCTAATGCTAAATTACCTAAAAATATAACTATTTTTGTTCCTACAATAGCAATAAGAATGTTTTTAAACATTTCAAAATTTTCAAATACATATTTAACTGCATTTGATAAAGTTATAATTGCTCTTGATAAACCTTGTCCTACACTTACACCAAATTGTTTTATGACAGCATCATTGTCTTCAATAAATCCTTTTAAATCTCCTAATTGTTTTTTAAGTTCTCCAAAAAACCCAGCACTTACTGCAACTTGAAATGTAAAAAAAGCATCTTTTAAGTTTGATATTGTACCTGATAATGTTTTAGATAATTCTTCAATTAAATCTCCAAACTCTCCACCTGTTCCAAATGCTTTTCTTAATCTTTTAATTGTTTGATCAATAGAATATCTTGTTCCAACTTGGAATCCTGCCATAGCAGAAATACCTCTATCTTTAAATAATTCAGAAGCAGTAATACCACCACTAAATGCTCTTTGAATTTGTTGAGATGCTAAAGCAAAATCTCCACCTAATTGAACAGCAGTATTACCAGTTATTTTTAATAATTCTTCAAAACTTACACCAGCTTTTTCTGCTGTTTTTCTTACAGTAGCTAGTGCAACTACACCTTGTTGAATATTAGATAATTCAAATGGAGTTTTAGTGGCAAAATCAGTAACTACTTTTAATGCGTCTTTACCAGCTTTTGCAGAACCAAATAATGCTTTTAATTGAACTTGTAGATTTTCAATTTGAATACCAGCATCAACGAAACCTTTAATAACAGCACCAGCACCAATACCCAATAAAGCATTTCTAACATTAAAAATAGATGATTTAATTTTATCTAATCTACTTTGAAAACTATTAAATGCTCTACGAGTATTATCTACTGCGTCTAGGCGAATTTGGAGTCGTTCTTGTGCCACTATGTAACTTTTCCTTTTCTGCCTTCACTTTAAAGTAAGCTATCCAGTAAAAAAATTCTTCTTCTGTCATAGCCAAAATTTCTACCATACTTTTTTTCAATCTTTCGCCGAGAGTAAGTATAGCAAATAACTCTTGGTCGTATCTTACTTTTTTTCTGCGTCCTCTAATGGAATAGTATTTAACATTTCTGTTGCTACTCTCGCAATAACTTCAGGATCAGCATTATTAAGTAAAGTTTGTTTGTCGTCCAATTTAAAGATTTTATTACCATCTTTATCTCTTGATTTTAGCATTACTGCATCTACCAAAACTCCTAGATCATCTGTTCTAGCACCTTTAAATAGATTTCTTTTTTCTGCTAAAGTAAATGGACTGCAATAAATCACTAGAGGTTGTCCTTCCTCGCCCCACTCGGCAACATTAATTGTTTTAACCCCTTGTGATTCAAAATGTTCTTTAACTCTATCTATTACACTCATGTTCTACCTTC